TTGAGTAATTTATCAAATCTCTCTAAGAACTTCTGTTGGCTTTGCTGGCTCATTAAAAGTTCTTATATAGGTCTAAAACTCGCTTAATATGATCTGGGAACGCAATATTATTAGCTTGAGTAGTGCTTGACTGATTTTGTACAGTCGCGCCGGCAATGGTTCTTCGCTCTTTATGCTCATCTTTTATGTAGTAGGTAATGAGATCAAATATAGCTAAACGTAAATCTGCGGGACACTCGGGGTATCCTGCAGTATAAGTGACTTCTACAGCGCCTGGACCTTTACGCCAGTTTCTATAACCGGAAGGAGTAGTTCTCATTAGAGAGTCTGTAGATTTATCTAAGTAGAATTCGTGGTTTGCCTCTGATAAAGTAGTATAGGCTGCACTATATGAGTCGCGCTCTTTAACGCTAACAATAGTATTAACAGGGCTCTCAGTAAGTTGAACCACATGGGTATCCCAATCTACATTAAGAGTTTCTACTTTATTAGTAGAATAAAAGTCTATAAGGCTATTGCCACAATAAGTTTTTACTAATTGACTCACTGACGGTACTAAATTATTCAGACGCAGATCATCCTTGGGAGATTGGATACCCTCTGCTTCTTTATATTCTTCAATTGTAACTAAATTTGTCATATGAGTCCATTAGTAAAAACTTGAGGGGAGCGAACTCCCCTCTCGTCTTTCTTGTAGATTAAACTGCGAGGTCGATCTTAACAGCTGAACGGTTACCTGCTGTATCTGCAACCAACTCTTCAAAACCGAGTGATTGAGTAGCAACGATAACACGACGCTGATTACCAACTTCGTAATCCTGCTCTACAGTTACGCCACGAAGACGTGGGATAACGTAGTTGCGCAGGTTAACTGCGAATGCTGCTGGTACACCAGCGGCTTCTGCAGCGAAGCTGTCAGATACGATTACTGGTGAGCCATAAACACCACCGATAGCACCGGTAAGTTTAGTAGCAACATCAGAACCTACATCAGTAATGTCGGCAAAACCGGCATCTTCGATGAGTTCGTAGTAACGAGCCTGTGATACGATATAAGCAACGTCAGATGGGTTAATACCATACTTGCCCATGTTCTTACGAGCAGCCAACAGAGCAGCAGCAGTAAGAGCATCACCACCGCCAATACTCAAGGTAGTAGCGTCGGCAGTTGCGTAGCCGTCAAGGCCGGTGATTGAACCAGAACCGTTGATGACAGCGTTATCAACAGCACGAGCGTGAGCGCGGGCTACTGAATCGATCAACATAGGCATCAAGTTAACAAGTACTTCTTCGTCAACATGGTTGTCCATGAAAGTCTGGCTGATCAAACGGTAAGCATTCAGGATAACCTGAGAAGGCTTATAAGTGTTGTCTGAGGCACCACGGTTTTCGAGGTTACCGGCAGAAGCAGCACCAGTTTGGAAGGTAGCTGGTTCAACATCTGGCTGAATTGGCAATACAGTAGCAGCGCCATTCACTTTGATTTCACGGAACAGACCAGCTGTACGCAAGTTCAAAGTAACTTCTTTCTCAATCATACGAGAAACTTCCTGATCAATGTCAGGTGCGTTGGTAGCATAGTCAATACCAGCTTTTGCAAGTACGTTTTGACCAAACTGAGTACCGGCAAAGCCTTTACCAGTCATAGTACCAAGCAGGCTAGCCTGCATAAACTCTTGAGCAAACTTGCTCATGTCGCCTTTGCCTTCTGAGCGATCGCCGAAAGCACGCTTGCTGTTACGCATAGCTTCGATTTCTGCATTCTTCTCTTCGAGGTCTTTCTTGAAAGAGTTAAGAACTTCAGTCATGCTAGCATCTTTCTCAGCCAGTTTAGCTTCGACGTCTGCCATAAGTTTTTCTACGCCAGACTGGATGCCAGTAGTAACGCGGATTTCTTGTGCTTCGATAGCGGTGGCTTCAGCTTGCGCTTTTTCCATTTCTGCTTTCTCAGCTGCTTTTTGCTCGGCTTGCTTCATTGCGATTTTGGCGGCTGTATCTTCAGCTACTTTCTTTGCAAAAGCTTCCAAGTCGATGTTTTGATTTTCCATCTTGATCTCCTGATCTGCGGGCATTTTGCCCACGCTTTTCGGTGCGTCACTAGCTATGCTAGAAGCATTAACTTCGTCCTTAGCCAGAGACTGACCGGCTAGATCCACACGATTGGTTGATTTAAAAGTTTTTACGAATTCTTTGTACTCAGCTTCTGAGTCAAAAGATTTCGCAAGTGAGAAAGTAGCTGCCTGATTGCAGGGTACCGATACTACCGATACTTCAAACAACTCAGCATCCTTTATCATAAGTCCGTCAGTTTCCTTAATATAATCAGCATCCTTGACTCGGAAACCAACAGAAAATGCTCCAAGGATACCTTCTTTAACTAGCTCAGCAACATTGCCTGGGGCACTTTTACTGATCTTGCACTCAAGTTCTAGACCGTTTGGTCCAGTTTTCATGCCTGTAGCTCGACCAATTGGTCGGTCATAGTCATGGTTGAAAAGAATAATAGGATTCTTTTCAAAGTTTTTCAATCCACCTTTAGTCCAGGCTTCTGCTGAAATAGAGTCACCCGCGCGATCGAAGTCAGCAGTGCTTGCCATTCCACGGATAACAATAGATCCATCGTCATCGACATGAGACTTAAAGGTAGATGTAAGATTGAAGATTTTATTCATCATCTTTATCCACTTTAACTGCTGGTTTAACAGCAGGCTTAACCGAAGCCACTGGCTTTGGTTGTGAAGGAGCAACAGGGGCTGGCTTAGGCGCTGCTGGGGCAGGGGCCGGCTTTGGTGCTACCTTTTTTTCAACCATGTCTATCAGTTCTGGTTGTTGCTTTTTCAGCATCTCAAGAAGTCTTGAGTAACTGCGAAAAATACGACGAATGTGAGAAAAAGCGATAGGCTTATCCTCAGCATCAATATATTCTTTTTGCGAAAGGAACTTGCCTTTTTCTGCAAAGTAAAAACTTAGGTCTTTTACTGCTTTTTGTTTTTGTCTGTTATTCGACATTAGTATCATCTCCTGAATTAGATTCTGTGGGTCTACCACCCTCGTCTGGGTTTGCAGCACTTCCTGCGATATTTGCAGGGACGCGAAGCTCGTTATGGCCTTCCATTGCCTCATACCCTAGTACAGTTCTTGCTTCATTAACTGAGATAATTCCTGTATTAACAAGTGATGCAAAGTATTGTGATTGATCTCGTAGTTCTGGCTGTAACGCAGGAATATTAGTAACATCTTCGTTAATCTCAAAGCCAAAGAACCTTTCGAGTCCAAAGTTCATTTTCCTAACTATTGGTAGTATAGTCTCTAAATAGTATAAACGCATATTCGGACGAATATTTGCATTATTACCTGAGTCTAACAGAATAGGCGGTACGCCAAGAGCTTTTAAAATGATCTTTTCATTCTCAGCAATAGCTGATTGGAAATCCATTTCCTTAAAGTTTACGTTTGAAATCTTATCAACTTCGATACCGCCATCAAGGATGAGAGGTCTGCGACCACCTGCATCTGGCTTGTATCGTGCTTGCCAGGATAACAACATACGCTCTTTGATTTTCTCAGAGAGGGTGTTGGGGGACTTCAGTACTAAACCAGGAACAGCTCCATTTTTAAAGAAGTTATCTTGGAATTTACGCATTGACATCATCAATTGAATAGTACGAAGCGCTGGGCTAAGTCTTGGTACACCTCTATAGATTGAATAGAAGGAGTTTTCTTTGATATGAATTATTTCATTCGGATAATAATCTACACGCTCTTTGTAGGTATACTTTTCTACATAAGTAGTATCGCTAGAGTGTATAAACATATCGGAGGCAGGTAAGTGATATAAGTGCGCTCCATCAAAGTAAATAAAGATATTTCCATCCAGTAACATATCGATAATAAGATTACGACGAAAGGTGTTAATATCCTGAAAAGGGTTAGGCTCTTTGTTAAGTAAAAGCTCAACTCGTGAACGTTTAATATTCTTAATAACCCCGCCCATACCTTTAAGAGGTGCGCCTACAGCAGTAGGAATTTCGGCAGTATCGTCTACGATCATATTCACGGCACGATTTACGATTTCTAATTCTTCGTAAGCGCGCTCATAGTTATAGATAGGCTCACGAGACGCCTCTATTTTGTGATCAAATAAAGGCTGTGCCGGATTCAGCTTCTCCTCGGTATCATCGAGCTTCTTCTGAAATATATTATTATACCATGCCATGTTTTTCTCGTTGAATCTCGACCCATCTCATCTGCTTTTTAGCAGTTCCGAGTCCGGGATCTCTACCGTAGACTGAGTGCAACCGTAAGTGGTGCGCGTGACAGATTGTGACTGTATGATCGTACAACTCTGCCCAGTGTTCTTCTATGAAGTCATCCCGAAAAGTCATTACATCTTCAGGAACTACTTTCTTCTTCTTTACCCATTGGTGCAGTAAAGGACTTAAACTATAAAAATGGTGAAAATCCAAATCATCGCACTCTCCGCAAATGTAACACTCAGTGCCTTTATCATAATTAGATTTTGCTTTATCTCTTATATATTTTACGAGGTCTCTTTTCAAATCCATTTTTCAATACCAGAATTATATCGTGTGGCAGGTGTCTTGTCAAATACTATTTTTGAGTAGGTGTCTTTAGAACCCGCTGTTACTTGTTTCAAATGAATAGAGTGCATATCGAATTGCATCTGCCATATGCGATGCTCTATTATGTTTGGGCTTTTCTTTAGCTAGGTTGGGGTTTGGGTCCCATTGATACTGATCTAGCGCTGCGATACTGTGTTCACAGGTCTGATTTACAAGCAGCTTATTATTATCAACAATAGCAGCAACGTGAGCAATACCGTCCAGTACAGACTTCTTAGCGTTAACTGTCGACAAGTCATAATTCTGTGCAAAGTCGAACCTGGTTTGCTGTGCCGCAGAATCAATGAATATATAATCAATATCCCATTTGTCAACCAATGCACTAATTTCTTTAGCGTGTTGTTCAGTAGTTTTCTCATTATCTAAGTACTCATCCAGAAGGAAGTATTCCTCTGAATCCCAGTCATATCCTATAACACAAAATGCAGTAGGGTCTCTATAACCAACGTCTAGCCCTGCAAATACATCCATGCGTCTAGTGTCTAGTTCTTCGCAGTTTATAACACATTTCTCATAGTCAAATTTCCAAATCTGGCCTTCGTATGTGTTAAAGTCTGCTTCATATTCTTGTCGGAATTCAGCATCCGACATACTCTTTCGAGCTTCCGCAATGTCACTTTCAGACATTCGGGGATTATCTTTATAAGTTGCTCTGATGGATGCCCACTCTGGGAATTCCGAATCAAAGCCTCGATCAAAGAACTCAGCAAACCAATTGTTGCGACCCCGTGGGGTCGATATAAAAATTGCCTTTGAGTTTTCTTTATCGAGTGTTGGCCGGAGTGCGACGTTAAAAGCATCTCTGCCGTCTGCTAACGCTGCTTCGTCGAATATAATTAAGTCGTAACTCCGACCCACACAAGAATCTACCATGTTTACCGATCCCATACGGATCGTTGAGCCATTGGTCAGCTCGATTACTTTATCTTTTGCATTATCTTTCGCTACTTCTAAATCAAAGTGCTTAATCAAGTTTCTTTGTAAATCAAAAGAGATCTGAGACAACGAATAGTTGGGGGACATTATTAAAATGTTAGAACCGGGAACAAGGGAGACGAGTTGCCCTATAATGTTTGCGATATACGTCTTACCCTGTCTCCGGGATACCGCCGCACAAACGAAGCGGTATTTAGGGTTGTTAATCGCATTTATAATTGCCTTTTGAGAAGGCAATGGTGTAACGCCGAGTAGATCCAAATACGGGTCTACTGGTAGCTTGAGAAAACGTGTCTCAGATCTTAACTCTAAAATTTCATCATCTCGTATATCGAGTCGACTTATTTGAACGGCCATATTATTATATCTTATCTAGTATTATATCAAAAGAAGCAGTAGCTGAAAAGTTATTTCCAGTAGTCAGCGCTCGAAAATCAATATCCGTCTTTTGGATAAGTTTTAAAGGAACTGTGTAATCTTGTGAGATTGTGGTTTGGTACAAGTTTACGTCTGACTTTACATTAAATGTTGAGACCCCGTAATGATTATAACGCACGTAGATTCTAAAATTAGAGTCTCCGCCCTTTCCGACCCCTGCTGTGTACTTACATAAATATCCATTATATCCTGAAGGAATAGTATATATTGACGCAAGAGTCTGGGCAACACCCACATCGATATGAGCTACTACAGTTCCC